GACACCCCAACGGGGTGTGGACTTGCACGGACGAAAGTCCAACTTGCACAACCCGAAGCGAGTGTGATACTGTCGCTTCAGCAACACAGCAAGACACGAACTTGGTACGACGCACCGCTCGCGGTGTAGACGGTGACTGAGAGCGTGGGTGAGCAGAGCGTGAGGGTCGGGTATCCGACGCAGTCCGATCGCCGAGTGAGTCCGCTCCTCCAGCGAACGTTGGGGTACAGTGCCCCGCCTGTCAGGCCATCTGAGGCGCAGGCCCGGAGTTGTGGGATGCCACACGATTCCGGGGTGTCGGATGGTAGGTAGGCGGGATCCAGGGCCCAACTGTCCTCCCCGGACAGTCCGGAAACGGAACGCGCCGAACGGCGCGGGACGACAGTACGGAAGGAAGCAAGCGGGGAGGGCAGGCAGTACCGGTCCCGCAAGGGACCGGGCAGTACCGGTCGCTCATACAGGACCGGGGGAGCGCCCCTACGGGCTCCCGCAAAACCCCCCTCGGGACCGCTCGCCTCCACGGGAGCGGGGCCCGTGCTGCAAAAGCCAAGGGGGGTGCCACGTCGCCCGGCACCCGCCGGTTGACAGCACACCCCGAGTGTGCAAGTGTAGCAACCAGCACCAAGGAGAGCCCGATGCACTACTGCTCGGACGGCGAGATCGCCACCCACAGCTACCGCACCGCCGGTGGCCGCACCGCTTACCTCTGCGCCTACTGCGCCGACCGCTTCGGATACCCGCAGTACCTGGTCCAGCTCACGCCGGACCCCTGGCGGCCGGAGCACGGCTACCTGATCAACGCCTTCGACGGCTCCGGCCTGGGCGACGAGGTCGCCGACGTCTGGCCCTTCGACGGCAACCAGGCCGAGGCGTGGCTCATGATCCTCGGATGCGAGGACAAGTACCTGCTCGCCGATGCGGCCTGGGAGCCCTACCGGGTCCACCAGTCCACGGAGCGCCTGACGTACGAGGCGACCAGGGTCACCGTTCTGCCACTTGTGCAAGTGTGACAAGTGTGAGAGTGTAGCAACGTCGCAAGGCGAAACCTCCCCGCCCCCAAGGGGAGGTCCGGCCAGGTGGTTCCTGGTCGCTGACGAGCCAGCCTGCCGATCCCCAAGGAGTCCCCATGGTTTCCCTCGACAAGTCCACCTACTCGATCCAGTACTCCCGGTACAGGGCCCGCGTGAACGCTGGCCTCCGGCAGAACAACCTCCGGGCCCTGTCGCTGGAGTTCGGCGAGCGGATCCACGACGCCGAAGCCAAGGCGTTCGAGCAGTACAAGGCCGCGGTCCTCGCCCGATGAGGGTCGTCGCCGGAGTACTCGCCGGCCTGGTCCTGGGGGGAGGTCTGGGCTTCGGCCTGGCCGCCTCCCCCCGGCCCCCGGCCACCAGCGTGAGCACGTTCAACGACGGGTTCGCCGACAGCAAGCAGGACGACTGCGAGCGAGGGTTCGAGGACGCCTGCACCTGGGTGATGGTGCAGAACGGCATCCCGACCCCGCCCCCGAACGGAGGCAAGTGATGTGTGAGACCTGCGGTGTCCCGGTCAGACCCCACGAGGACTTCTGCTCCGAGGAGTGCTGGACGGAGTGGCACGCGGTGAACGATCCGGAGGTGTTGACACGAGTCACGCCTCGGTGAGCAAAGGCGAAACGCCGGGAGGCGTCCGGTCGGCTGGTAGCCGATCGCTGATGAGCCAGCCTGCTCGATGTGAGGAGTCGCAGTGACGACGTACGTACACCCCGCGTCCTGGTCCGAGTACACCGCGGCCCTGGACTGGGCCCGGAGCGGTAACGAGCGGATCGCTGCGGCGACGAGCGAGCCGCACGAGATGCCTCGCGGTGCGAGGTACTACCTGACGGCCGACTTTCAGTCGGGGTTCGGTGTGGCGCAGGACGGGACGTTCATCGGCCTGTTCTCCACGGTCAAGGGTCGCGGTACGGACCTGGTGTGGGACGCGGTGAACCACAAGGGTGCGAGCAAGCTGGACTGCTTCGACGGGTTCCTGCCCGAGTACTACAAGCAGTTCGGATTCCAGGAGACGGAGCGGGTCGCGAACTGGACGCCGGGCGAGCCCGACGTGGTGTTCATGTCCCTGGTCTGAGTGTGCAACCTGCGCAAGCTGTGATACTGTCACAAGGGACGAGGCGAAACGCCGTGACGGCGTCTGACCGGGTGGTTACCGGTCACTGATGAGCCACCCCCCACGTGACACATCCAGCCGAGGCTGAAAGGCCAAACATGCAGGTCACCGTGCGCCAGACGCTGATGCTCGACCGTCGTGGATACCGCGAGGGCAGCAACTGGGAGGTTGCCTTCTTTAGGCGGTGAGCCCCCAGGCAGTGACTGCGCTACCTCCGCCGTCCCGATGCCCCCAGCTCGGGACGGCATGCACCACCCGATGTGAAACACCCGCCAACTGCCCTCAGTGGGATGGGTGTTGGCCAGGCGTGGCGGCCTGGTCCTGATGAGCAGCCACCTACCGAGAGATGAGAGAGACATGATCCCGATCAAGGCCGACGACAAGACCCGCGAGCAGTACGTCCGCAACATCATCGCCACGTGGCTGGACGCGAGCTCCGAGCAGGAGGAGCAGGGCCGCGACTGGTACCCGAGTGCGCACCGCCTGGCCGGGTCGATGACGGACGGGAATGTCATGCTCGGGGCCGGCCTCCTGGCCGCGCTGTCCCCTCAGACGGCATGGTGGCTGAACATCGAGCTCGCCACGGAGGCGTACGACTCGGGTACCCCGGCGAGGCACACGGGAGACTGCCTGGCCAAGGCCGCCAAGATCCTGGCGGGTGCCGACCCGGCGGATGTGCTGCCCATGGACCGCAAGACCGGCCACTTCTACCGCTCGATACTCGACCCGACGGACGCGGACGCGGTGTGCATCGACCGCCACGCCCACGACATCGCGGTGGGGGAGGAGTACGGGATCAAGGACCGGGGGCTGAGCTCCAAGGGGAGGTACAACCTGATCGCCAGCGCCTACCGCGAGGCCGCCCAGCGCCTGGGTGAGCTGCCCTCGGTGGTCCAGGCCGTGACCTGGGTCGTGTGGCGAGAGCGCCTGGTCGGGACGTCCACGCGGGGAACCCTGTTCGCTACCGCGGCGTAAGTGTGCAAGTGTGCCAAGCCGAAACCACCGGGGAGGTGGTCGGGGTGGGGTGGCTCCCGCCTCCTGATGATGGCAGCCATGAGTGTGAAGGTGTGACCGAGATGATCCCCAGCAACGTAGTGCGGTGCCCGGCAGACAACGGCCCGATGCTGTACCCGCTGAAGCCCGGCCCGTACAAGTGCGAGACCTGCGGTGGGGGACTGAAGGGCGGACAGCGCCCCGACCCCGGCCTGTACTGGGCCGAGAGCTACGGATACCTGGCCCTCTTCGAGGTCGAGGAGGACGAGCGGGACAGCGACGAGGAGATCGAGGATCTGAACTCCGCACTCGGAGTCTTCGCCCGCATCCTCGGCGACCAGATGACGGCACACGGAGTGGCTGGCCACTTCACCTGCACCGAGGCGGAGGAGCTGGCCCGCACGCTCGCCAAGACCGGCCACAAGCGGGCCGCGATGACCTTCCTGGAGGGCCACGCCTACGGCGACGACGACCCCGACGACCTGCACGCAGACATCGACGACTACGAGGCGTGGGTCCTGGAGCTGGCAGGCCAGCCCGTACCGACGCTGATCGAGGGACCCAAGGTGGTGACCGAGGGCACGGTCGTGAAGCACGAGCTGGAGGTCGTCACGACCGAGGAACTGATCGACCTGCTCAACCTGAACTGACCCAAGGCGAAACCTCCTGAAGGGAGGTCCGGGGTGGGTGGCATCCCCCGCTGATGAGCCTGCCGAACCAAGAGGAGAACCACAGTGACCCCCAAGTTCCGCACCCACGACCTGAACGTCCGCGACTCGAAGCGCACCGACAAGGCGAGGACGCTGGCCCGCAAGGTGATCCGGGAGAACAAGTACGAGGGCACCGAGGCCGTCGTCCGCATCAACGCCAACGTCTGACCGGGAGAGACACCGTGCCCAGCACCGAAGAGATCAAGCGGTACGTCACCGACCAGGTGGCGCAGGACATCATCGACACCGCCTCGTACGGAGGCATCACGTACTGGGCGACGGAGCCCACCGCGGAGGAGTTCGCCGGCCTGCCCGAGGGCAAGACGTGGACGATCACCGAGGGCACCGCGCCGCACCCGATCTTCGCCTTCGACGACGTGCGTGAGGTCGAGGGAGTCCACTACCTGAGCGCCGACGACATACGCCAGGCGTACGCCAAGCTGCTCGACATCGACCAGGCGTACGTGAACCGGGAGTACCACGGCTACGTCATCGAGTCGTGGATGGACCGGGACGACAAGCAGGGCATCGACGCCGGGCACATCGACGCGGGCACGGCGGACGTGATCGTCCAGCTCGCCGCACTGGGGGAGATCCGCTACGGCTGAGGGTAGTGTGCAACCTGCGCACTTGTGATACTGTCACCACATCAAGGCGAAACCACCGGGAGGTGGTCGGGCGGAGTGGATCTCCGTCCCCGATGAGCCAACCAAGTGTGAAGGTGTGACCGATGAACGTCATCGAACGGATCAACCACTACGACCCGCCGACCCTGGCCCGCCTCGCCCAGTGCGCCGAGCCGGACTCGCGGGTGAGTGAGGGTGCCGACTTCCTCGCCCTGGTGCGGGACAAGGTGGTCGACATGGCCGAGGAGTTCGGGGAGGTGGGCACCCCCTACCGCGAGGCCATCCAGGACGCCGCCGCCGACATCGGCAGCACGGCCGAGCCCAGCGTGAAGTGGCGCCGGTTCGTGGACCTGAGCGCCTACAAGGAGAACGTCACCGAGTTCGGACGGCCCAGCCCGGACACGCCCGAAGGGCACGCCGACCTGGCCCTGTTCTTCATCGGGTTCCGCCTGGCCAGTGCACTGATCACCGAGATTGAGAAGGGCTGAACACCATGGGACGCATGAAGGACATCGCCATCGACCTGATGAGCTTCGAGTCGGACGAGCTGGAGATCGACGAGATCGTGGAGCTCTTCGCCTTCCTGATCCGCAGCGGTCTGGTGTGGACGTTGCAGGGGTGGTACGGCCGGGCCGCGCTGGACCTGATCGACGCCGGGATCATCAGCTCCGAGGGCGAGATCCTCAGTGAGCAGGTGCCCGCATGAGTGACCTGCCCCGCCAGCTCAGTGCGCGAGTCGACGAGGAACTGGCCCGCCACATCCAGACGCTCGCCCCCACGGGCCTGAGCTACAGCGAGATCATCAAGCGGGCGGTCGCCCAGTTCGCCCTGACGTACCAGGTAGCCGTGGACAACGGCGTCGCCCGACCGCACGAGATTCCCAGGCTGACCGCCTTCAAGTTCGAGCTCCCTCCCCTCTGGCAGCCGCCGAGAACCGGAGCGATCACCCTTCCCCCGCTGAACCTGACCAAGGAGAACTGACCATGAAGCTCACCGCCAAGATCGCCGCCGTCGTCGCCCTCGCGGCCGGGTTCCTGCTCGGCTCGGCCACCACGACCAGCCCGAGGGGCGAGGTGCAGGTGGAGTCGGTGGCCACGGCCATCTCCTACTCGCCGGCCTCCCTCCCGACCCGCCCGTGCGCTGACGACAGCGACGACAAGAACTGCTACTGGGACGCGGCCAAGCGGGGCAACGGCAAGGGGTACTCGTACTACGTCGACCGCTCCGGCAAGGTGACGTACCTGAACCCGAAGCTGAACGACCCGGCCAAGCGTGAGGCGTGGGCCAAGACGAACAAGGCCGCGCACCGCGAGTACTGGGGCACGGTCTGGGGTCACCGCCTGTGCTGGGCCAAGGTCGGCGACACCTCGTACATCTACTGCTTCGACGGTCACCGCGAAACGTCCTGACCTGAGTGTGTAAGTGTGCCGAAACCTCCTGAAGGGAGGTCGGGGTGGGGCGGCGCTCACCTCCTGATGATGGCAGCCATGACGAGAGGGGCATCACCGTGAACGAGAAGCGCAGCCGACTCGGCAAGAACGAGGTCTCCGGCCTGGGCAAGCTGTACCTGCATGGAGGGGAGGGCCTGAAGCGTGACGACCTGGGCCTGACCAACGCCGAGTACTCCGTCTTCGCGAAGCTGGCCTGGTTCGGCCTGGCCAAGCGCGAGCAGGAGCAGAGGTGGACGATCACCGACCTGGGTATCGCGTTCATCGAAGGCAGGGCCCGCGTCCAGGCGGTCGCCCTCACTGTGGCCCGTGAGTTCGCCGGCCTCACTGGTGAGCTCATCAAGGCGAGCGACGTGAACGACGCCTTCTACTTCGAGGCGGCCTGAGATGACCGACCTGATCGTAGGGCTGTCGGGCTACGCCCGCAGCGGGAAGAACACCGCGGCCGACGCCCTGATCCAGCGAGGCTGGAGGCAGGCGGGCTACGCCGACAAGCTGAAGGAGTTCCTGTACGCGGTGAACCCCTTGATCCCTGGGCACTACGGTGCCGGGAGCCTGCGCCTGCGGCAACTGGTCGACTCGACCGGCTGGGACTACGCGAAGACTGCATACCCCGAGGTGCGGTCCCTGCTCCAGCGCACGGGCACCGAGGCAGGCCGGCGAGTGCTCGGCGATGACGTGTGGGTGGACGCCCTGTACTCCGACCACAAGGACGCGGCCGGCCTGGTCGTCACCGACGTCCGCTTCCCCAACGAGGCGGAGGCCGTGGCCAAGCGTGGTGGCGTGATGATCCGGGTCGAGAGGCCCGGCGTGGGCCCGACCAAGGACAAGCACGGACGAGCCCACGTGAGTGAGACCGCACTGGATGACTGGCCCTTCGACCACGTGCTGGTCAACGATGGGTCGGTGGACGACCTGCATCGCAAGCTGCACGGCGTCGCCGAACTTGTGCAAGTGTGACGGTGTGATACTGTGACACTCACAAGGCCGGGGGAGCTGGACGAACTCCCTGAAGGTACGACGATCGAGATCCTGGACAAGCGCGGGACCGAGCTCGTCAAGCAGGGCGGTGACTGGTGGAGCACCAGCAAGACCGCCACCCAGAACACCTACGCCTACGTCAACACGCGCCGCTACGGCGCCACCGTGAGAGGAACCGAGCAGTGAGCAAGGCAGCAGAGAACCTGGGGTCGGCCATCCAGGAGATGGAGGCGGCCTTCCGGGCAGCGTTCGTGCACGAGCAGGGCGACATCAAGGACAAGGTCCGCGCACTGATCGAGAAGTACCAGGGCAAGGAGGCCGGCCGCCAGGCCGCGCTCGACAAGCTCGTCGAGGAGGGGGAGTACGAGGGCACGTACGCCTACGACTCGGCCCTGACTGACCAGGAGGGTGACGCGGCGGACGACCTCGCCGGCCTGCTGCGTGAGCTGGGCGAGCTGGTCAAGGCCACCTCTTGAGGATCACCCCACGGGGGTACGAACTGAAGAAGGTGGTGGACATCCTCGAAGACCCCACCTTCGACAGCCCGGAGCAACTGGCCAAGGCCGTGATCAAAGAGGTCGCCGAGATGCTCCAGATGCGGGACCTGGTGGTGATGGTCCACACCTGGGCGGACGGCACCAAGGGCCTGAACTTCGGACCCTTCGGCAACGCGGCCGAGGCGGAAGCCTTCGCCAAGAAGATGAGCTTCGGAGGCACGGGCCGGCTGGTCCCGCTGACGTCCTCCGGGATCATCCTCGCCAACGCCGAGGGCAAGCAGGACGGGTGGCCCGGCTACTGCTGGAACCCTGAGTGTGGACACAGCCCCAACAACCACGCGATCGACGGTGCCTCGCGTGGTAAATGCCATCGAGTGGAGTGTAAGTGTGACCGCTTTATCAAGGACGACCCGAGCATCAAGGCCAAGAAGAAGACGGGGGCACGGAAGTCGAGCGCCGCCAAGGGCGTCAACGAACTGTAGAGGAGATCAGACGTGAGCAACTGCGACTGGAGGAGCTGCCCGTGTGGAGTGAAGCGCGGGTTCCTGACTGAACGAGATGCCGAGAAGGCGCTCGGCCGAGCCCGAGCCAAGCGGAGCCGACAGGGCGAGGCGCGAGGCACCATGCGCGGGCTGAAGGTGGAGTCCCGCTGGTACCAGTGCGACGAGGGTGGCTACCACCTGACGTCCGAGTCCCGCGCGTCGTACGAGAACCGCATCGAAAGCTACAACGAGAACCGCATCACGGGCGGTCTGTTCAAGGAGGTAACGAAGTGAGTGCAGGGTGGGACTGGGTTGCTGAGGGACAGCGCATCGCGGAGGCGACGCGTCAGGCCGGCGAGCTGAACGTCGAGGCCATCAAGGCGGAGTCGATCGTGTTCGAGGAGACGCCGGCCCCGACGACGGGCAGCCGCGGGTTCGTGGACGAGGTCCACGCACTGAAGAACGAGGTCGACATCTGCCGGGCCGGCCACTGCGCCTCGGGGTACGAGGCGGTGCGCCTGGGAGATGAGGTGAAGCGGCTGAGGGCCCAGGTTGCCCGACTCCAGGGCGCGAAGCCGAAGACGGTGGCCGCTCTACACGAGGCCCTGTCTCACCTCGGGGAGGGTGTGTAAGTGTCGCTTCCCATCGGACCGCTTGACCCGGTCACGCCCGACGACGTGCTCATCGTCTACGGGTTCCACCAGGCCCGCCTCTACCCCGAGTTCGACCGCAACAACGTCTACACCCTGCACGGGGTCGCCGCCTTCGGCCGGCTGAACGGACGCCAGCCCAAGCGGGTGTTCCACACCGGCCTCGGCCTGAGTCGGGAGGCAGACCGGCTGAGGCGTGAGCTCGCCGCTCTCGAAGGCAAGTACGGCACGACGGTGCACCACGTGAACGAGCTCTACATGTACGAAGAGGAGATCCCCACCCCGTGACCACCATCCAGACCCGCGGTGACGTCACCGTCGAGCTCGTCAAGCACAGCGCGACCGACTCTGACGTAGCCACCGCGGCCCGAGTCTCCACCATCGGAGGCAACCACGAGAACGTCGTCGACCTGACCCGAGACCAGGGCCTGATCAACTACCTGATGCGCGACCGGCACGGCAGCCCCTTCGAGCACACCTCGTTCACCTTCTACGTCGAGGCCCCGCTGTTCGTGGCCCGCGAGCACATGCGTCACCGCGCCGGCCACTCGTACAACGAGGAGAGCGGACGCTACAAGGAACTGGCGCCCGCCTTCTACGTCCCCGACCACGGGCGCAACCTGGTGCAGGTCGGCAAGCCCGGCGCCTACGTCTTCGAGCCCGGTAACGCAGGCCAGTACGACTGCATGTCCGCCTACATGACCAGCGCCTACACCGAGGCGTACGACGCCTACCAGGGCATGCTCGACGCAGGCATCGCCCGCGAGGTGGCCCGCATGGTACTGCCGGTGGGGATCTTCACCTCCTACTACGTGACGTGCAACGCACGCAGCCTGATGCACTTCCTCGGACTGCGTACCCAGAGCGCAGTCGCCACGCAGCCCAGCTTCCCCCAGCGCGAGATCGAGATGGTCGCCGAGAAGATGGAAGACCACCTCGCCGAGCAGATGCCCCTCACCTACGCCGCGTTCAACAGGAACGGGCGGGTGGCACCGTGAGCGACAGCCCCATCGTGAGCGTCGAGTGGCGCCGCACCAAGTGGACCCCCGCCGAGAAGGAACTCCTCGCCAGAATTCTCCTGGGTCCTACACGCAAGACGGACTGACTTCAGATACACTTTCACAAGGCCCGATGCCTCCCCAGACGCCATGTCTGGGGAGGCTTTCGTGTATCCACATCCCGAGGGGGGACCATGTCTACCAAGACCCTGGCCCGGCGCAAGGTTCTGCGCGTGGCCATCTACCTGCGCGTATCCACGTCCAAGCAGCTCGACGGCTACGGCCTGGACGTGCAAGACGAGCGATGCCGGGCGTGGGTCGCCTACGAGCTGCGCAACGTGCCGCACACCATCGTGGACGTCTACCGGGACGAGGGCGTGTCGGGCAAACTTGCACACCGAGACGACCTGGACCGCCTCACCGCGGACATCGAGGCCGGCCTCGTCGACATCGTCGTCTTCGCCAAGCTCGACCGCATCGGGCGCACCATGAAGAACATCCACCGCTGGGTCTACGACGTGACCGACATCGTGGTCGACGAGGCCACCGGCCGGAAGGTGCGCGTCGCCACCGCGGACGGACGCATCGACTCCGACGACGACATGTTCGGAATCCAGCTCTCCCTCCTCGCATACATGGCCGAGGTCGAGCACGCCCTGATCCTGGAGCGCACGATGGGCGGCCGGATCAAGAAGATCGCCGGGGGTGGGTGGGCCAGCGGTATCCCGCCCTACGGCTACATGCTCGACGACGAGGGCGAGCCCGTCGTCAACCCGGACGAGCAGGAGCTGATCCACAAGGCGGCCGAGTTCCTCGTCGACAAGCGGATGAAGCGAGGCGAGGCAGCCGACGCGCTGAACGATCTGAAGTACCGCACCCGCACCGGCAAGCGGTGGGAGGGCAACAACCTGATCCTCCGCCTGAAGCTGTCCGTGCGCGGATACGTCGACTTCACCTTCGCCGGCCAGAACGAGGACGGCGAGGAGATCACCACCTCCTACCGCGTGGAGCTGCCCCCTCTGTTCGAGGACGAGGCCCGCCGCGCGGCCCTGGAAGCCGCCCTCCAGGACATGAAGGGCACCCCGCGCACCTCGTACAGCAATCACCTGCTCTCGGGCCACCTGATCAGCCTGTGCGGCTCCAGCCGGTACGGTGCAGCCCGCGCCGACCATGGCGACGTCGTCTACCGCTGCTCGAACCAGGGCACGATCGCCGAGGGGCACACCTGCAAGCAGTTCCCGGCCGCCCCGACCGAGGAGTACGTCTGGGACGAGGTCTCCAAGCTCCTGACTGACCCCGACGCCATCCGCGGACTGATCGACAAGTGGCTGGGCAGCGTCCCCGAGCGCGCCGAGTCCTACCGGGAACGCCTGAAGGAGATCGACGACAAGCTCAACCGGCTGCGCAACGCCCGGCGCAAGAAGATCGCTGCGCTGCTCGACTCGGACGACGACGACGACCTGGACCTGCTCGCGGAGATCAAGGAGCAGATCGCGGAGAAGGAGAAGGAGCTCCGCGAGGAGCAGGCGCGGATCACCGAGTGGCTGGAGGAGTCCGAGGAGAAGGAGGCGAAGGCCGACAGCATGCGGGCGGTCGTCGACCGCATCGGCTCCAACGTCCACGATCTTGAGACGCCCGACAAGAAGAAGATCCTGGAGCTCCTGAAGGTCCGGGTCCAGATCGTCGGCGACAGCGTCTCCGCGCAGTCCGGCGGGACCAAGGACCCGATGCTGGAGTGGCACCGCAAGAGCGGGATACAGATACCGCTGACCGTCTCCGACGAGCAGTGGGCGCGAGTCGAAGGCATCCTGGCAGGAGGACGCAAGCCGAAGGCGGAGGACCGAGCGTGCTTCGAGATGCTGCTGGAGAAGGTGCGTAACGCCTCGGGTTGGCACGACTACGACCGGGACGAACGCATGGGCGGGAAGGGCTGGGGATTCTTCTACCGGCTCGGCCGCCGCTGGTTCGCAGAGGGCATGTACGCCCGAGCCCTGGAGGAGATGAGCCCGTACGAGGGGACCGCAGCTCCTTCTGGTTACACTCTGCCTCCGATGAAGATTTACGGCGCGATCGACGATTCACCGGAGGATGTTGTGGAAGCTGAAACGGGCGGGCGTACTGCCTCCACGAAGGGGATTCGCTCGGACGCTTCAGGTTTCACTTTCGAGATCGGCGGCGCCAAGACGGTCGCCTGACCCCGTCTGACCTGCGCAAACGAAAGGCCCCTTGCCTCACGGCAGGGGGCCTTCGTCATGCCTGGAGTTCGAGATCGCCCGACTACTACCGCAGGCCGTACTCTGGACGGGAGGTGATTCGATGTCGCTCCAAGAGAACGTCCGCAGCCATCGACGCCGCAAGGGCTGGACGCAAGAACAGCTCGCCGAGGAAGCGGGAGTCTCGGTCGGCGTCGTACGCAAGGCAGAGCAGGGTGGAACCGTCTCCGTCGAGACGATCCACTCCTTCGCCCGCGCCTTAGAAACCACGACCTCCAGTCTCTTCGCGTCCGAGGCCCCGGCCCCCGTGCAGGAGACCGAAGGCGACGGCCCCAAGCTGACCGAGCTGCGCCGTGCACTCATGCCGCCCGTCGGGCTGTCCTCCGTGCTCGCCGAGCCCACCGAGATCCGAGACCTCGTGTCCATCCAGCGGGACATCGACGATTCGCACAGCCTGTACCACGCCGACCGCTACGACTCCGTCGCAAGGGCCCTGCCCGGCATTCTCCGGGCCTCCGAGACAGCCGTCGCCCTCTCCGAAGGGGAAGCCCGTCAACGCGCCGTGATCACCCGCGCAGGCGCCTTCCTCCTGGCCGGGAAGTACCTCACCCAGGTGCGCCGTTACGACATGGCCTACCACGCACTCTCGCGGGCCATCCTCGACGCTCGCGAAGCCGGGCAGATCCAGCTCGCCGCGACCGGCATCGTCGGCATGGGCTGGCTGCTCCTCCGGCAGGACCGTTTCGACGAGGCCGAGCAACTGGCCGCCACCACCGCGCAGGACGTCGAGCCGCGCATGTCCACCGCCACGCCGGGCGAACTGGCCGTGTGGGGTGAGCTGCATCAGCGTGTGGCCTCCGCCGCGATACGCAACAACCGCCCCGACGTAGCCAGGGAGGCCCGACGCATGGCTGCGCAGGCCGCGAGCGGGCTGGACGCCGAGCACACCAACTTCCGTGAGCACTGGTCCTCGTTCGGGCCTGCGACGGCCGAGACGAAGCGGATCGAAGACCTGTCCCTGATCGGGGACGCCCGCGGTGTGCTCAGCCGTGCCGACGACGGCCCGGTGGGAGCGAAGGGGCTGAAGAAGCTGGGCCGGCCGAGCCGGAACAACTGGGCGAGGCACCGCCTCGACGTTGCGCGGGCCCACGTCCTGCTCGGCTCCCATCAGGACGGCATGGACGAGCTGATCGGCGTCAAGGCCGAGGCTTCGGAGTGGCTGAAGCACCAGGGCATGGCCCGTCACGTCATGCGGGACATCCTCGGCCACCGCAAGCGGACCCTGACCCAGGACATGCGCGACATGGCCGTCCACTTGGGCGTCGCCGGGTAACTACCATGCTGCGTAGTAGTTCCTGGCGATCAGTCACGGAACTACCACGCTGCGTGTCTGGGCTGGCACGAGTCGCCCTCGTACCGTCGGATCATGACCACGACGGACAGAGAACAGACGACGCTGAGGCCGGAGGACTGCGAGGTCGGCTCCACGGTGTGGGACATCGGCAAAGACCTGCCCGGCGTCGTCATGGGGCACCTCGGCGGCGACCGCGTACAGCTCCGGGCAGTCAGTGGAGGCAAGGAGTGGGACGCCCGCAGGCTGCGACCCCTCACCGCACGCGAAGAGCTGAGCCTGCACCTCGCGGCCCGCAACGATGCGACGAGGAAGGGCCTGTGACCGGGCCGAAGGCGGTCATCCGGCACGAGCAGTGGACCCTCACGCCCGACCGCGAGCCGGACGCCGCTCCGGTCGGATACAAGATGGTGTGCGCGGTGTGCGGCGAGGACTCCGAGGTGTCGGACGAGTGGAACGAGCCGCACCTCTGGGCGCTGAAGCACTCGGGGCGCAACCCCTCGCACCTCTCGTTCCGCGAGACCATCACCCGCCCGTGGCGCACGTTCATGCAAAACCCCTGAGACCGCCCCGTCCGAGTGACGTCCCCCGTGCCCTCGGGCGGGGCCCCAACGCACGAAAGACCCCCCACCCATCGCGGGTAGGGGGTCTTCGCCTTGCGCTCACTCCTCGATCTGGCGACCGGCGACCGCTTGCCCGTCCCGTACGAGGAGGATCAGGGGCCGGGCGACGTCGTGCTCTTCGAGTCCGCCGTCCGGGATGCGGGGCCCGCCATGCGAGGCTCGGGTGCCGCCCTCGTCCGGGGAGTCCCACACCCACTTCGGGTGGTCGGAGCGGACCCGGATGTCGCCCTTGCCGTCGAGTACCACGTCGCCGGGCTGCCAGGTCGCGTTCAGGTTGGTGATGGTGTGCGCGGTGTCCATGCGTCCATCATGCACACCACCACTGACAACGGTCAGCGCACCGGGCAGGCGCCGGTCGCGCAGTCCTCGTCGGTCCCGTCCTCGACGGACGTCACCTCGTACTGGGCGAACTGCTCGGCAGTCAGCCGCTCGTACGGGGCCTGCGCTCGGGTGCCGTCGGGCATCAGGGTCGTGCCCTTCAGGTCCGGCAGCCAGCTCTTGATGATCGCGGCGGCCTCGTCCACCGAGTACTTGCCCTCGGGGAAGTTGACCGTGAAGGAGACCGCGTTGTCGGCGTACTCCGTCTGGTACATGGCCTGGAAGGCGAGCATCGCGGAGAGGTCGACCTCGTCCGCGGACTCCACGATCTCCGGGTCGTAGCCCATGTCCTCGACCTCGGCGACCAGCTTCTCCTTGGTCGGGTAGGCCACGACCATCGTGTTGCCGGACTGGTCGTAGATGCACGGCTCGACCAGGTGGCCGGCGTTCATCGCGTCCTGGACCATCGCGACCTG